TGCGCTGTGTTCTTTTCTGACATATCCAACACTCCTTTAGAGTAATTTTATACTACTTTACACTCCCTCTACCTGATCACCCAGGGCAGCGATGATCCGCAGCGCTTTGTCCTGCATGCGCTTGGGCAGCTCTCGGAAGGCGTCTATCAAGTTCTTTTCCCGCTGAGTGAGGTTATAGCGTGGATCCGCTTGCGCAGCCTTAAGCGCTTCGAGCTGGGCAATAATGTCATCCAGACTTCTGGCGCTCTCCGCAGGCGGAGCCGGTTCAGCGGGCGGCACGTGCGTAACGGTCACGCGATGCACGGTGCCAGGTGGGACAGGGAGATCTTCGGGAAGAGGGGATACGGCGCTATTTTCTTCCCCAAGCAATGATGACATTGGAACATTAAACAGATCTGCAAGGGCTTCAAGGGTATCAAGATCAGGCTCACGATGCCCATTTTCCCACATACCCACTGTGGACTTCGCCACGTTAAGCTGAGAAGCCAAATCGGCTTGCGTCAAGTTCCTACTTGAACGCATTGTTTTGATGGTTATGCCCACCCTTGCGGCCTTTTCGTTTTTCTTCATATTAAAGCGCCTCCATTCATCGGTATTCTATCACATTACGTGTAACAATGTCAACATATAAAAGACACAAAACGTGATATTTATTCATAGATATGTAACACGATACGTGATTGACAAAGGCCACGTAACGTGATACAATGCAATCACACTGAACGAAAGGAGATGAGCAATCGAATGGACGCGAAAGCTATAGGGGAACGCCTCAGAGACTTACGGATCAAGAAACGCAAGACGTTAATGGAAGTATCCCGGGAAACTGGCATCGGCCAGACCGCACTAAGCAACTACGAAGCCGGTGCACGCATACCGAGAGATGAGGCCAAGATCATACTGGCCCAGTATTACCGAGTGCCCATTACCAAGCTTTTTTTTGATACCGAGTCCACGAAACGTGGTCAAGTCGCAGCGCAGTAAAGGAGGTAACAATGAGCGATCTCAAAAAGTACTACAACGAAGAGAAAGCTCGAGCAGCGCAGATGCGGTACTGCCAGGAGCACGAAGTGCCGCACTTCGCACCGATGGACGGATACTGCCATTTCTGCAACCGCAACATCTACGCGCCTGTGTTCGATGTCAGCACCGGCAAGGCCATGGGGTACAGCGTAGAGGAAGCGGCCACGAGCCTGATCACCTGCTGCCCTTACTGCCATCACACTTACGTGGACTAAGGCCATGGGCGCGCAAATAGATCTGCGCCGGATGCAGAGAGACAGCCGGGAAGAATTCTTCCGGGCAATCCGAAACGAACTGGCCAGCTACCGAAACAGTGAAGCATTCAAGGCGAAGCTGGCCGAACGCAAAAGAAAAGCCCCTGACCGTTCGGAGCAGTCAGGCGCTTAACCAAGAAAGGACGCATTTATCTTACCATCCCGAAACGGATTTGTCAAGACGTGAAAATGCGGCCTCCACAACAAGGGAGGATTTATGATTCAGATCTGTAACGCAATCACCCATTTCTGCGCTGAGTATGCGCCCATCCTGTTACCGTTCCTGTGCGGCGTGCTGGCCCTCGGTGGTCTGTGGCTGATCAAGCACCCGGAGGACTTCTACACGGTCGAAGAGATCGACCCTGATCAGAGCATCGAGCTTGACGAAATGGCGAGGTAAGCATGAAGCAGACCGAACAAAATACGAACTGGAAGCCTGGTGAATTTCGATGCCTCGACTAATCGACTTAACGGGCGAAAGATTCGGCAGACTGACGGTGATTTCAAAGACGACACCGAAAAGAAGAAGTACGAGATGGTTATGCCGCTGTGATTGCGGAAAAGAGGTTATAGCCACTTCGACAAATCTGAGGAATGGGAATACAAAGTCATGCGGATGCTACATTCGTGACTTGGTTACGGAAAGGAATACCACGCACGGTCTTTCAAAGAACAGGCTGTATTCCATTTGGCATAGCATGAAAGACAGATGTCTCAATCCCAATCATCCCCATTTCAAAGACTATGGTGGGCGCGGCATAGCAATCTGCAATGAATGGAGGGATAACTTCAAGAGCTTTTACGAGTGGGCCAATGCCCATGGATATGACGAAAAAGCCCCTCAGTGGCAATGTACGCTGGATAGAACCGACACCAATGGTAATTACTGCCCGGAAAATTGCCGCTGGGTAGACATGAAGACCCAGATTCACAACCGAAGAAACTCAAGTGTAAGGAGGCAATGAAATGCAAATCACCAAAGGGAAAATCATTATGGGTCAACGGTTTGCCATATATGGCCCCGAAGGTATCGGCAAAAGCACCTTTGTAAGTCAGATCCCCGGCGTGGTGTTCATCGACACCGAGGGCAGCACCAATAACATGGACATAAGCCGCTACCCCGCGCCCAGCAGTTGGGCGATGCTGCTACAAGAGGTGGATGATGCCATCAGAAACAGCGATCAGCTCAACGCGCTGGTCATCGACACCGCTGACTGGTCTGAGCGCCTGTTGCTGGATGAAATCCTGACAGAAAAGAAGCTCAAGTCCATTGCGGATATACCTTATGGCGGAGGCTGGGAGCTGCTGAAAGACCGCTTTGGCAAGCTGCTGGACAAGCTGAGCGAGCTATCCGCAAAAGGCGTGCATGTGGGCTTCACGGCGCACGCACAGATGCGAAAGTTCGAGCAGCCGGATGAGCTGGGAGCTTATGACCGCTGGGAAATGAAAACCAGCAAGAAGGTCGCCCCACTCATCAAGGAATGGTGCGACATCCTGTTATTTGCCAACTACAAAACCGTCGTCTATGCGACCGACGACAAAGGCAAAAAGCACAAGGCCGCAGGCGGGCAGCGCGTCATGTACACCACACACAGTCCAGTGTGGGACGCCAAAAACAGGCACGGCCTTGCCGATGAGCTGCCTTTCGACTTTCAACAGGTCGCACAGATCTTCCAGCCCATCCAGCGCCAAGCCGCTGCCCCCGCAGCGCCTAAGCCGCAGACTTCCGTAACGTTCACCCCGCCCGCCTCCACCGAGAGCGTACAGCGAGCGCTCAAGGCGGAGTACACCACACAGGAAACGCCGGACGCTTACAGGGACGTACCGAAGAAGCTTGCAGACTTGATGCGCGCGGCGGAAATCTCGCCCATTGAAGTCAAGGCCGCTGTAGCGCAAAGGGGCTATTTCCCGGTAGATACTCCGTGGGATAAGTACCCGAAAGACTTTGTGGACGGCGTGCTGATCGGCGCGTGGGAACAGGTCAAGGCCATGGTAATTGAAAACCGCAAACATGATCCATTTTAAGCAAAGGAGAGAACGAACATGAGCGAACAGCAAGGGTATGAACTTGGATGGGACAGTGCCATAGAACACGACAGCGAGGGTTTTGAGCTTTTACCCGAGGGTGACTACAACTTCCGCGTTACCAAGTTTGAGCGCGGGCGGCACGAGGGCAGCGATAAGCTGCCGCCCTGCAACAAAGCGATCCTGACACTTGAAGTCAGCGACGGCGTTCACAGCGGCACCTTGCAGCACAACCTTTTCCTGCATAGCCGCACCGAGGGACTGTTGTGTGCCTTCTTTACCGCTATCGGCCAGCGCAAGCACGGTGAGCGCCTTAATCCCCGCTGGGATCAGGTCATAGGCGCGACCGGCACCTGTCAGGTCGAAATCCGCGAATGGAGAGGCCGGGACGGCGAGAAGAAGCAGAGCAATTCCGTAAAGCGCTTCTACGAGCGCCCCGACACCCCCGTCGCCACGAGCGTACCGTTCAGCACCGGATTCACGCCGGGCAAGTTCTAAGCGCAGCAGCCTCCCTCGCCGTTTACACGGCGGGGGAGGGAGAGGAAAGGACAGACAATGCAACTTAGACCATATCAGGCCGAAGCGGTGCAAGCAATCGAGGCTGAATGGCAGCAAGACAAAAAGCGCACGCTGCTTGTGCTTCCAACAGGATGCGGAAAGACCATAGTTTTCTGCCGCATCGCGGAGGATCAGGTACGAAACGGTGAGCGCGTGCTTATCCTCGCCCACAGGGACGAGCTGCTGGATCAGGCAGCGGATAAGCTATACAAGTCAACCGGCCTACGCACCGCCAAAGAGAAGGCCGAAGAAACCTGTTTAGGCAAGTGGGAGCGCGTCGTCGTTGGCAGTGTGCAAACGCTGATGCGGGAGAAGCGCCTTGACAAACTGGGGCCGGACTACTTCAGCACGATCATCATCGATGAGGCGCATCACTGCCTCGCCGAAAGCTATCAAAAGGTGCTCCGGCACTTTGACGGCGCTAAGGTGCTTGGCGTGACCGCCACCCCCGACAGATCCGACATGCGTAACCTGGGCCAGTATTTCGAGAGCCTCGCTTACGAGTACACGCTGTCCAGGGCGATCCGGGAAAAGTACCTGTGCCCGATCAAGGCAATGACGATCCCGCTGAACATCGATCTAAGCGAGGTCAAGGTGCAAAGCGGCGACTATTCCGCGGGCGACCTCGGAACGGCGCTTGATCCTTATCTTGACGCAATCGCGCAAGAGATGGTCAAGCACTGCATGAGCCGCAAGACGGTGGTATTCCTGCCCTTGATCAAAACCAGTCAGAAGATGTGCGATCTGCTGAACACTTACGGATTCCACGCGGCGGAGGTCAACGGCACGAGCGACGACCGGGCGGAGATCCTTAAAGACTTCGATGATGGCAAGTACAACGTGCTATGCAACAGCATGTTGCTGACCGAGGGCTGGGACTGTCCGAGCGTTGACTGCATCGTGGTGCTCAGGCCCACGAAAGTCCGAAGTCTGTACTGCCAGATGGTAGGCCGTGGAACGAGGCTCAGCCCCGAAACAGGGAAGAAGGAGCTGCTGCTGCTTGATTTTCTGTGGCACACGAGCCGCCACGAGCTATGCCGACCGGCACACCTGATCTGCGAAAGCCCGGAGGTCGCCGAAAAGATGACCGCCAAGATGGCCGACGAACCGGAATGGGAAGTTGACATCATGGCAGCCGAAGAGGACGCCAAGGCCGACGTACTCAGAGAACGAGAGGAAGCGCTTGCGGCGCAGCTGCGAGAGATGCGCAGCCGCCAAAGGAAGCTTGTGGATCCGTTGCAGTTTGAAATGAGCATCGCCGCCGAAGATCTTGCAAACTTCGAGCCGGTCTTTGACTGGCAGATGGGGCCGCCAAGCGACAAGCAGCGGGAATACCTGGAGAAGAAGGGCATCAACCCCGATTCCATCGAAAACGCCGGGAAAGCCGCGCTGCTGATCGACAGGCTTAAGAAGCGACAGGCGGAGGGGCTATGCACCCCGAAGCAAATCCGGCTGCTTGAGCGTAAGGGCTTCCTACATGTTGGTGAGTGGAGCTTCGACGACGCAAAGCGCATGATCGACCGCATCGCCGGGAATAACTGGAACGTACCTTACGACATTGACCCCGCAAGCTATCGCCCCGTCAGCGCAGGCAGCTACAACGATACCGACTGGGCTACGGGCACCGATGGCCTGCCCTTCCCCTTTTGAGGTGAAGCATGGACAAGAAACTTGATCTGCGTGAAGCGCTGAAATGGATCAACTGCGCCGCCCTGCACTATCAGGACTGGGTAAACGTTGGCATGGCGCTGAAAGCAGAGGGATACAGCGTTTCGGACTGGGACGCGTGGAGCGCATCAGACCCGGGACGCTACCATTCCGGCGAGTGCCAGCGACACTGGGACACCTTTCGAGGGAGCGACAATCCCGTAACCGGAGGCACCATCGTCAAGATGGCAATGGATGCAGGATGGCGCCCCTCCGGAGGGGGCGACGACTACGAGATCGACTGGAATGACGCCATAGGCAGCAGGAAAGACAAGCTCAAGGTCGTCGATGAATCCTGGATGGAGGAAAAAGACATCCCCGCACCGCCTGAAACCATGGACGGAGCAAAGGAGCTTATCCGCTATCTCAAGCTGCTGTTTGATGGCAGCGAGAACGTGGGCTATGTCACCCACAGCTACATAAACGAGGACGGCAAACACGTCCCCACCAAAGGCAATTATGACCGCACCGCCGATCAGCTGATCGAAGCGCTTTCCAAGTGCAATGGCGACGTGGGCGCTGTGCTTGGCGACTACGACCCGGAGGCTGGCGCGTGGATCCGCTTCAATCCCCTGGACGGCAAGGGCGTCAAGAACGAAAACGTAACCGAATACCGCTTCGCCCTCGTGGAGAGCGACACGCTGGAGATCGGCAGGCAATACAGCCTGATGCTGGAGCTTCAGCTTCCCATAGCGGTCATGGTGCACAGCGGCAAGAAAAGCATCCACGCAATCGTACACATCGACGCCAAGGACTACACCGAGTACCGCAAGCGCGTGGACTACCTGTACAGCGTGTGCGAGAAAAACGGAATGCAGCTCGACAAGCAGAACCGCAATCCCAGCCGCCTAAGCCGTATGCCGGGCGTCATGCGAAACGGCAAGCCGCAGTACATCATCACCGAGAACATCGGCTGCAAAGACTTCGAGGCATGGCAGGAATACATCGAGGGCATTAATGACGATCTGCCCGATCCTGTAAACCTCAAGGCGGAGGTACAAGCGGGGCTGCCAGACCTTGCGCCGGAGCTGATCAGCGGCATCCTGCGCCACGGACACAAGATGCTGTTAAGCGGTCCCAGCAAAGCCGGAAAGAGCTACGCGCTGATCGAGCTTTGCATCTCCATTGCGGAGGGCATCCCATGGATGGGGCTTCAGTGCGACATCGGCAAGGTGTTCTACATCAACCTGGAGATCGACAAGGCGAGCTGCCTTCACCGCTTCGACGATGTGTACAAGGCGCTTGGCATCGAGCCAAAGCACCAGGACAACATCGAGATCTGGAACCTGCGCGGCAAAAGCTGCCCCATGGACAAGCTCACACCGAAGCTGATTCGCAGAGCGCAGAAGATGAAATTTGACGTTATCGTCATCGACCCCATCTACAAGGTGATCACCGGCGACGAAAACGCCGCCGATCAGATGAGCGCCTTCTGCAATCAGTTCGACCGGCTCTGTACGGAGCTGAACTGCGCGGTGATCTACTGTCACCACCACA